GAGCCATTACTTAATCCAACTTTTATTTAAGTATATCTTACTTTAAAATTAACTACCACGCCCAAATCCTGTGGCTGCATATTTAAAATTTCTATTAACATGACTTGATCCATTCTTAATATCTATATCAAAACCTGTAGAACTAATAGATGATAACGCAAAGAAATCACCTGACTGTGCATTTTCTATTGTTATACCGATTGATGGTAAAACAGAATTTGCTGCAATGCTAGTACCTGACTGGCCTGTGAAAAAGCTATCAGAAAAAACTACTGACTTTGTGGAAGTGCCTGATGCGATAAATCCACCAGTAGATGCGCCTGCATTACCGAGGCTTGTTTCTGTTCTACTTTCTAATTCTGCTGTATAACCTAATTGATCTATTTCTATAGATTGTGCAGGGTCGTTTGAATCCATATCACATCTAAATTTAAATCCTCTAGCAACATATGTACCATTAACAAAAGGATTAAACTGACTAAATTCAGCACTGAATGTACAATTACCACTTGTGGTTAAAGAAGTTGCAGAAGTTAAAGTAAAATTATTTGTTGTAACGCTTTGTATTTCGTAATCACCATCAACACCTGTTCCAGAAGTAAAGTCAACATTAACAAAACTACCGACAGAATAACCATGAGAAGATTTCGTAATTGTAATTGTTGTACCTGATATTGCATAAGTACCAGCAGTAGAAGTATCAGGATCGCTGTCAGTAGTAGCAACAAGTAGTTTCGCACCAACATTTAATGCAAGCACTCCGTCAAAATCTGTCCAAGTATCTAATAAAGCTGTTCTATCATCAAACAAATCAGTAGGATAAAAACCTTGAGTAACAAAATGTCTAAGCAATGTTAAAGGCTGCTTACCACCTAAATCTAAAGTATTAGCAAAAGAATATGTACCAGAAGTTGCAGTGACAGTTCCTAGATTATCAAAATCTGATATCTGGTCAAAATCAGTTATAGCATCTAATAATATGCTTCCACCTAAAATTAAACCATTTACTGAAGAATCAAAACTACAATCAACTTTTGTGCCTTGGAATGGTGGGCTATCTAGATCTTCTCTGTCAGTTAAAACTGTTAACTTTGGTAGAGTATTAGGTTTAGTATTTATTAGAGGTATTGAAGCGGCATTTGCACTAAGTCGTCCTCCATCGTCTCGGAAGGCAAGAAGATAAGTTCCATTTACAATATTTGGCACAATCGACTCACTGACGTTGCCAGAAAGTTCTGGTAAGACATCAACAGCATTTGAAAAAGTTGCTCCTGTTATAAGATTGGAACTTCTGATAACCACGTTACCTCCATGAATAACGTCAACATCTGTAGATTTATCAAAACGTAGTCGCACAAATTGATCTGATAAAGGTTCTATTCTTAAATTTTGTACATCTTCTGGTAGAGCAGTTTTACCTTGAGCTATAAAAGTAAATGGTGTTGGTTCAATACTTGGTTCAAAAAATGCGTTGTAACTAAAAACTTCAAATTCATATGTTCCTAGTTCACTATCAAATATCTCAAATACTGGACTTTGTACAATAGTTGTTTGAAAACTACCGTCATTAAATTTATGCTTTACTGAATATTGACTTACACCTGCGACAGGCTCCCATGATAAAAGAATTTTACTTACTGCTCTATCACCTAAAACAATAATTAATTCTTCTGCTGTCAAATCACTAGGGGAATCTTTTATTTCAACTAAATTTGTAATAACTGGTGTTGTTATTGCTGCTCCGTCCTCAATGAAGGCATACTTATCAGAGTTGTGAAACATTCCAGTTATGGTAAATAAATTATTATCTTCAGTAACAGATAAGACTCTAAAATCTTCAGTTTCAACAGCAGTTCTTACTAATAACCAAACACTATTAACTTGTGGTGCAGAAGCAAATGCATTAGAAACTGTGATAACAGAACCAGATATTGTAGATATTGTTTGAGTTTCTAAAGTGCCATCTGTAAGTATTACTGATAATTGATCCCCACTAGCAGCCTCAGTTGGTAAGTCTTTTGTGTTATCTACAGTAATCTGTGTTGTTGTAGCTGCTGAAATTCTTCCAGAACGTCTTAATCCGCTACGAACAGGGTCTTGGATTGTAATTATATTGCTAGGTCTGATCAACGATCCAGCATCAGCAGTTGTAGTAAATGCAACAGTTTCCGTTTCGTTATTCTGTGTAAAAAGATGCCATAAACCCATTCTTCGTGCTTGTGCCTGATCGCTACAACCTATTGCCTCAATATTTTTAACAACTACTCCATACTTTGATTGGTTTGCAGCAGTATCTTCAACAGTTTCATACTCATAGGTTCTGGTTTCATTTTGAAAATATTTTACATTTATTACTGTATCTTTTGTCTTTTGGCTTGCACCTGTATAAACAAAACCATCTTCAGTCACGTTTGCATAAGAAAAGAAATATGAGCTTGTAGTGGGTCGATCTTGAACAAGAGTTACTTTGCCATCTTCAAAGAATAAACTTGCTCTCATAATTGAAGCAACCTTATTGAGAATCGTATAACCCTCAAAAGTTCTTTGAATAACTAAATTGCAACTAAATCTAGGAGCAGTACCACCTTGACCATTATCTATAAGTGTTGAATTATATTCTGAAGCGTTATAAAAAGAAAATTTATCTACCTCATCTTCTGATATAAAATCACCAAACCCAGCCCTACTTTCAGTAATAAGATCATAAAGAACCCAAGCTGGATCATTACACCATTCTTTAGCAGTTTTTAATGTGCCATTAAATGAGCCACTAAAAGACAACGAACCATCTGATCTAACAGTCGCATTGTGAGGAATCTTGATAAGACGGCCTCTAACTCTATACATTCTCTGTGGAACGGATCTGAAGATTTCAGCATCAAAACGTAAGGCAGCAACAGCAGTATTTGAATAAGTAGGTGTTTCAAAAACCAACTCTGTTATTGAAGTTAATTCAAAAGCATTTACAAGCCTTACATCTGTACTGTCTGCTGTTTCTCTTGTTAAAGTTACAGTTAGTGGAAAATCAGAAGTGGCAATATCTGAAGGCAAAACTATAATATGATCTTTAAAATAAGGTGATGTACTTTTACCAATAATCCGCCCACCAGGTGAAAACTTAGAACGATCTAAACCAGTTAATAAAGTTTGCGGAACGATTTTTTTAAGTAAAGTACCAGCTTGATCTTTTACTTGAATATTATATTCAACTGTTGTACCAGATATATTTCCATCATCTTCTATTTTTTGTAAGCGTGGAAAACCAACAGTTACTCTTATACCATCTGTATTAGTATCAGTTATAGAGACAACTTGAGGTTGGGCAACAGTTACAGTTTGTCCGATAGGTCTATCTCTTTCTGTTTCAGATACACCTCTTATTTTAGTTTGATCTGCTGTACCTACTTTTGGTATAAATGCTGGTCTGTTAGAGGAAGTCGTACCAAAATTAAACGTACCGTCTGCTGGATCTGTGTCTGAGGCAGATTGTTGTAAAATTTGTACGTTGTTTAAAAATACATCTTTTAAAGCAGTTCTATTATAATCATCTGTTCCTAATGTATGACCAGCATCAATAGCAGATGGAAAACCAGCTATTTCACCTTCACAAATTACATCTACAGTTGTAACAAACTGACGAGAACCAATCTCGCCATCTTTCATCTCAGCATCATAATACTTTAAACCTTGACCACCTTGATAACCAAAAGAGAAATCAAAACCTCTCCATTTAAAATCTCTTACACTTCTAGGTAATGGCATTCTTTAACCTCCAAAAAATACAGGGGCAGTATCAGTTCCCGATGACACCACAATAGATCCAGTAAACACTTCTCCATAAATAAGAGGTATGCAAACTCCACTACGACTAACGTTTTGGATGCCACTAAATGAAAAGTTAACTCTCGAATCTGTTTCACTCAAACCAGAGTCTAAATCACCAACATTAGGTTGTTGTTGAGGAAATAACATATTAGTAACACCGCTTATAGCCATTGAAACCCCTACAGTTATTAATGATGATCCTATTGTTGCTAATATAGTACCAGCGCCAATAGTAGTTAAAGCAGTACCGCCTAACAAAGCTAAACCAGCTAAAAATAAAAATGCTCCAGAGACAATAGGAATCATTCTTATTTCACCTTCACTTTTTACTATCAAATCATCTTCTGTTTTTACAACATCATTATTAATTGTTATACGATACATATTTTGTTTTAGATGTGATTCTATTTCTGGATAATTACAGACTAAATATTTGTAAACATCTTTCATATTTTTAACATCTGCATAATTAACGTGCCAACCAACTAACTCAGCTAATCTTCCATACAGTTTAATTTTTCTTAAACCTTGCTCATCTTCTCTTCTTTCTCTATCAATAAACTTACTTTTATCAAGCATAGGCTTATGCTCTGCTGGTTTTAATTCTTGTACTTTGTCATTTTCTGGATCAAAAATAAACCATGATAAACCAAGAAAATCACAATTTTTTATATCTTCTTCTGATGGTGTTAAATCTCCATTTGGGTGCGAGTGGCAGATATGTAATACAGTCCCAGTTTCTTCTGCTTTTGCCCAATCTTCGGGATCTATCGTAAAACTATTTGCACCTTCAACAGCGATATTTTTACAAGGATAATATTCCTCTTTCCCTTCGATATCTAAAACCAAACCACAAGACTCCTCTGGTAGTGCAGCTTTAGCGTGATGTAATGCTTGTTCTTGCCAGTTATTCATGCAAACGTACCAACAGAAGGAAAATCTTTTCTTGTAATTATTCTCTTTGGTGCTGTTCTATTTTGCAAGTCAAGAGCCATTGCAAGTTCAAATTCTACAAAGTTTTTACTTTCT